GCGAAAGCAGCTGAAGCGCAATCTGCTCCAGTAGCAGATACTCCTGCTTCAGATGAAGATGATGATTTGGATTTCTTCCGAAAATTAGCTGGTTAAAAAAGAAAGGGAGCTCCGGCTCCCTTTTCTTTATCTTACTTTCTTTGCTATTCCCATATCAGTCCCAGCATTCGGCGGTGGCTGAATGACTTCCACACGAGAGGGGTGGACAGTAGTAGATCCACCAACAACAACATTACTAACATCTCCGCCCTTTGGCTGTTGTGTTCTTTGCCTGACTTCTTCTGTGCTCTGTCTGGCCATATCTAAATTACTTTTTAGTTGAGCAGCAGAAGGAGTCGCCCCGAAATTATTTCTGTCTTGTACCATCGCAGGACCAGTTATCCCTGCCATGTCAGTTCCAAACAGTGCCGCGTCTGCTGCGAAACCTAATCCCGTACCGATGAAAGGAACTGACCCAGCGATACCACTGCCTAGCTCTAGTGCCGCACCAGCATAATCACCTTCTAAAGCACGTTGCCCAGCAAATACAGCGCCAAATCCCGCTCCGAGTAATGGAATCTTTTTGAGTACGCTCTTTAATCCAAACTTTTTTGCTGCTTTCTCTGCGGCTTCGCGCTCTGCTGGAGTCTTTGTTGCGAGGTCATAGGCTTTATTACCAGCCAAAGCAGCACCACCAACCATACTAGTACCTTTTATTAATCCTTTAGCAAGTCCTCTTTCTGTGAGGGTAGATCCGATTTGATCTGTTCCCGTAGTATTTTCGCCAGCAGCTCTAGCCTTTTCCTCTGTCGTCATAAGAGGTTCAATATCGACTCCAGGTATTTTATTTAATACTGAGATAATTGGGTTTATTACGAATCCTATGAACGCGTCTTTTATGGCTGTGAATAAACTGTTGAAAAGATTTGTTATGGCATTTGATATTATTTCGACCAGTTTATCAAACATAAGTGAAGCCAACTCAGACAAACTTCCTCCAGCAGCGAAGAAGCCAATAAAGAATCCTAATAAAGGTGTAATCAATTTCATTAAGCCATCTTTAATAGTTCCAATTATGCCGCCAGAAGCTGCTGCCAATAAATTACTAGCTCCAGGTTTTTTGAAAGATGATTCTATATCTTTTTCTTTCAGAGATAGAGCATCTTTTTTGCTGAATTTTTCTTCTGCTTTCTGATCTTTTTCTACTGTTTTTCCAAAACTATCTGGTAAAGCTCTTATTGCTTCCAAAGTAAGAAAACTGACTGCTACCAAAGTTTCCAGTGTGGTAAACAGTTTATCTTTATCACTAGTATCAGATTGTTCTGGTTTTATTTCTTCGGCAACAAGAACATTGTCAAACATCTGAGTAAATCGTGAACTCATTTCAGATAATCCTATGCTAATCTCATTTAGACTATTTGATATACTTTGCATAGTATTCATGAATTCTTCAAAGCCAGGAACCATTTGTTGGTTGTCAGCAATAGCGTCCACGATTTCGCCTACTAGCACATTGTTGTCTAGTACCATCATTTCGTTTCTACCATATTCTGGTTTTGGTAATGCTGGCAACTCTGCCATGTTTATCTCCTAGCTTTTCTTTGTTGTTCTTCCATTTTTTCTTTTTCTTCTTTTAGGTGTTCTATTAGCATATGCACATAGATATCTCTTTCGAATGGTATCCAACCTTCAATATCTGACATCGCATAATTATGGTGTTGCATCAAAGCAAAATTTGTTCTGTACCAGTTCGACAGACTATTGTAGCCTGTCGTTACCCGAAAAAACTTTGAATACCCTCTAGGGTCAATTCCCTAATGCTTCCATCTTTTCTCTTGTACGAAATGCTTGCTGTTATTTTTGGCAATCCTACGAAGAACTCCTGCATTTTTGCTAAGTCTTTTGTTCCTAAACTCATCAACCAATCATCTAATTCCATTTTTGAGTATTCGGCAACGTCATATGCAGTTTCACCATCAAAGATTTGATCAATACTATCACGAATCATCATTAGAACAGTTTCTGCGCCGTTCATTTTGTTTTCGGCAATCAAAGAAAGAACTTCGTACGAAGGATATTTTAATACAACAGAAATAGGATCTGTCAATTTAATAAAACTACCGACTTTTGGTTCAGACACAGATATATCTTTTTCCAAATCTAATTTTATTTTATATGTTTGATTATCTTGATCGTCTTCAACTGTTAGTTCCAGTACATTAGATACAGACTTAGCTCTTAACATCAGAAAAATATACTCTAAGTCAAAGTATGCTAGTTTATCAACATCTTTAATATCCAGAACACAGTTATTGATAATTTGTTTGTAGACATTGATAATGTCTTTCACTTCATTACTTTCTCTGGCTATTAAAACCAGTTTCTCTTCAGAAACGGTATATGGTCTGTAGCGGACAACTTCTTTAGTAGAAGGAATAGTCAGTTCGAAAATAGGTTGTTTAATTTTAGGTAAAGCCATTTTAATCTCCAATCATTAATCATTTTATGGGAAAGTTTTGGTAATACTCTTAATTAGATTCTTACCGTTGATAATAGTAGTATTTAGATTTCTTAGGGAAGATACTGCTGCTGAGTTGTTTCTGTCTGCTCCAACTATTCCTAGCAGAGCATCTAGTCTTCCTTGAGTTGAACCAGCATTTCTTAATAATCTAAAATTCGTTTGGAATTGCTTAATTCCTCTTAGTGTAGAATATGCGCTATCGAGACCAGTTGTTACAGAGTTTACTAGATCTGATAATGTTCTACCAAAAGAAGCTTCTGTTTCCTGTGATGCGGTTTCATATGCAGATTTAGCATAATAATGTTTTCCAAATTCATATTGATAGTCACCAAATGTATATTCGGCAGTTCTAAATGCCATTCTAACAGTGCATTTTGCAATCTGATCATCGTCTGCCCAATCTAATTGAATCTGCCCGACCTCTATTGGAAATGCACCAAATAATTCACACTGAACAAGCGCATAACTATTTCCTGAAATGTTACGATCTGGTGCTGTTGGCGCGCCGATTGCTTTGGTTAATTCTCCACCTATACCACTTTCTTGTTGAATGTCCGCTTCATTTATAGAAGCAAATTGTGTGTATGGATCAGCCATGCCTGGATATTTTGATATCATAAAAATATTAAAGCTCGTTGCAATATAACTATTTTTGTATCTAGATACAGACGCGATATCTGGAAACCTATTACTATTAACAAAAATATAGTTTATCCACCTGTGAAATAATTCTAAAGAACTAGCGCGATCAGCATCAACATAAAATGTTAATTCTATATCATCAAATACTGAATCATATGGAGTTTTTATAGTTGGTCCATAACCGTGTGGTTTTGATTCTAGTGTGGTTAATCTTCTTCCTGGCATTTGTGCAGCACTACAGAGATATGCAACTTCTTGATATCTCTCAATTGATAAATCACCAGGAGGAGTTAAAGACACAACAAAATTAGAAGTTCTTGCTAAATCGACTGATAAGAACTTTTGAGAAAAGAAATCTACACTAAATCTATTAGTCGGAGCTGGAATTGTATCTCGCGTAACTTGTCCTCGTACTTTCACTTCATCGAGTACTTTGGGGGTTTGTGTTGCATCAGTAGCCATTAGATTTTGCTCCTACTGTCTTTCCAGACTGTATCTTTGCTTGCTTTCTTAAATTGTTCTGTCGGTAGAAATACTGTCATATCCCATTCTTCTGGCGGAACATAGATAAACTTAGATCTCATATGCTTAAACAAATAATGTTTGAAGCAAGGTTTGAAGAAGCGAAACCTAGCTGCAGAACTTAACAACTGATATGTAATTTTCATTCTGGTGGTTTCGTTTCCAACTACACCGTTTACTTGAGTATCATATAGAGAATCCAATAATTTAGCGCGCAGGGTTGGAGGCAAATAATGCAAGTTAAGACCATAGAATCCGCCCTCTGCTGGCTGTACATAAAATACTAGAGGAAATCTATCATAGAATGGTAGAGTCTCTTTTCCTTTCGGATCGTACACAAACATATACATACGACCAATTTTGCCAATATTTCTTTTTCTTTCGGCTTCATTGATAAAGAGATTAGTTCTTACACTAGCTTTTGATATTTCGTTGTATCTTGCTCTCAACCAATCAATAGATTTTTTAGATCTGTTGATTACGTCGATGCTAGCTTTAGAAGCATCTTTGACTAGTCTATTGTAAATTGATGCAGGCATTAGCCGTTTAATTCCTTCTCTGTTATAATTTGAAACTTCCAGCCACGATCTTTACAATATTCTTCGGCAGCTTTCCATTTCGATTGATTCTTACCCCAAGTCATCACTTCGTTGATATAGCGTCTAGTTCTTCGTTGCTGTTTCTTAGGTTCGCGAGTTTGAGCTAGTGGCTTAATCTCAACGAGGATACTTTCTATTTTACCATCTGGTGTTCTTTTCTTAAACCAGAAGTCTACGAAGTATCGGTGTAGCTTGTTATCTGTGACACAACGATATGGCACTACAACTTCTTCGGAGTTCCATTCAAGAACATCAGAATGCGTGTCAAGAAAGTTCATAAACTTCAGTTCCAAACTTGACCTATAAATAACCTTGGTCGGGTCACCCTTATATTTAGCTGGGTTCTTGACCGCGTATCTTCCTTTCCATGCCATTTTATCGCCTAAATAAAGATATAATCAACAAGGTATTTATATGTCAGAAACAACTCCATCGCCTGAATCTAGTTTAGCTGAACGTGCTGCGGCGGTCGCTCCATTAAACAAAAAACCTGCAGCCACAATATTAAATATGGTTGGAAAATCGAGCGGCGACGAACCCATTGGTTTTGCTCTTCTTATGAGTCCATATAAAGCTAAGTTATTAGATTTAGAAGCTGTAACTGCTAGTTTTCTAAAAAGAACAGAGGAAATAACACAGGGACAAAGTACATCACAAAGTACTGAACAATTCATAGAAAAATTGTCTAAAGGTTTGTCTGCTGAAGATCTTAAATTTCAAGGGACTTTATATTCAACTCAAGAAATACTTGAGAAAGATGCACCGAGAATTATATTTCCTCTGCCCATAGACATTAGAGATCAGCTGATGGTCAACTATCAAACTTCTGATATGGCATCTGCTGGCGCGTTTGCTTCTTTCGGTTCTGACTTAGCGAGAAATATAAAGCAAGGTAAAGGTTTAGATATGGGAGCTGACAGTTATAATTCTGCTTTAGCTGCTGGTTTATTGAGTCTCGCCCCAACACCTGTAAGTGTCCTCGCTGGCCAATATCTGGGCGCAGTAGTAAATCCATTTACTGTTACAGCGTTTAGAAACGTAGAGCCACGTGCGTTTAATTTTGAATTTAGAATAACTCCTGAAAGCATAGAACAATCTGAGACTCTTCAAGAGTGTATCAATACGTTGAGATATTGTGCACTGCCAGAACCAACTTCTGCTGGATTGACTTTGGCGTTTCCTTACAGATTTAAGTTAGCTTGGCTAGGGGCTTTGAAAATGTTTGATTTTTCTGAAGCAGTTTTAACACAAATACAAGTCAATTATTCTGCAGGAGGTTCGCCTGCATTTTTTGAGTATACAGCAGAGCCAAGGGTTGGTGGTTCAAGTCCAGGATTTCATCCTGTTACTGTAACTATAATTTTAGAGTTCAAAGAGTTATTTCCTCTTACGAAAGAAACCATTATGCCAACGGGCAAATCAACTTCAAATTATAAAGGTGAAATGACACCAAGATTGTTAAATGCATTTGATATTGAAGATAACCTACCGCCATCTTCTCCTGAGACAAAAGGCGGTGCTACCACAACTGATCCAGCTGAGAACCAGACAGGCGCAGGAGACGACGCTCTTAATACGCCAGACGCAGATGATAGAGCAATAGTAGAACAAGCACAATCTGGGTTTAATGATTCGGTAAATAAAATGGAATCGTCTAGTAGAGAATTAAAAAATGAAGGCGAAGGTGGATTTGATGCATTTAGAGCACAACAAGGGTTGATTCCTGCATCAGAAGTATATCTTGCGGTGAACCGTCATGATGCTGCAGTAGACTCATTCAACAATGCACGTGATGTATTGCAAGCCAATCCGCTTTCCAGCAAATATGTACAAGATATTCCTCAAGCATCTACTTGGTTTCAAAAAGTACAAGCTGGCACGAGCGGAAGTAGAAGCGGAATTAGTGTTTGGCAGACCCAGTACGATAAAGGTAAAGCTGACTGGAATAAAACATCAGGTGGAGGAGGTTAATAACTAATGGCTGTTCAATATTTCAAAAACTTTCCGTTGGTAAATTACAATGATGTTTCTATGAGAAACATCATGTTAAAGGCTTCAATAGATATTAATCTATTCTTAAACAATACCAAACTATACACATATCAAATAAAAGATGGTGATAAACCAACAATTGTTGCTGACCAATATTACGGCGACATTAACTATGCTTGGTTAGTTTTATTGTCTAATAGAATTATAGATCCTTATTTTGAGTGGCCACTAACCAACCAAGAATTAGACGCGCACATAATTAAAAAATATGGATCATTGGTAACAGCACAATCTACTATTTACGAATACAAAAGCATAATCAATGAAGAAGAAAGAATTACTGTTGAAACATACACTTATGCGTACAACAATAATAATCCTATATTCGTGCCTGTTTATGCGTATGATAAAGAATTTGAATTAAACGAACAAAAAAGAAATATTCAATTAATCGATAGAACATATGCTAAACAAATTGCTAATGGTTTAGAAACTCTTTTTGAGAAATAAAAATGGCTGCTGCTCCTAATTGGGTTACATATAACGAAGGATTACTGGATAAATTCAGTTATCGTATTTTTCTACAACAATTCGCTGGCAATTCTTTGTCTGGTTCTCAGTTTGTTGGTATTGAATCTATTGTTTCTACGTTATCAATTAAACAAGAATTAATAAGAAATAGTATGATTCTTGAAATGAAAGTTTCTGATTCTGCTGGTATTTTAGAAAATGGTATGATTCAAGTTGGATCAATAATCAATATTGAAATCTGCAGAGATCCAAACAGTAAAAACGAGGAAGATGCAAAAGTTGCTAAAAAATTATTTGTTGTCACCAGAATTGATGACAACATTCAGAGCGCGCAGCTAAAACAAAGAGTATTTAACATTACTGCTCATTCATTTGCTGGTGTTTCAAATGTCTGGCCACTTTTATATTCAGAATATTCTGGACCTACCAAACCAACAGACATTATCAAACAGATTGTAACAAAGAGATTTATACAAAATGGGGCTGGTGAGATTGTGGACAATCTGTCCAAGAAATGGATAAATTGCACAAATGAAATTAAGAATGGTATATTATTGCATCAAGTAAAACCATTTGACGCGATTTCTCACTTAGTATCAAAATCAGTCTCACCAGATAATAGTGAGTATTTTTTCTATGAAGATTTTAATGGATTTAATTTGAGAACTTTGAAGTCAATGAAAAATGACTCAAGTGGTAAAGAAAAAACTTTTATCTACTATCAAGATAAAACTCGTAGATTTGGGAATAAAGAAAACGAACAAGTTTCAGACTACTTTAGAATTTTGTATTTAACTCAACACAAACAACAAGATTATTTTGAGTTGGTACAAGATGGCGCTGTAATAAATCAAGTTTCTGTTTTTGATATTATTAACAAAGAAGTCATAACAAAAGATTTTAGATATAATACATCAGCCAATAGTGCATTTGTTTTAGGAAATAAAACAGCATTCCCATCTAATACAGTTTCATTTATAGCATTTACAAATAGTCCTCCGTATAACGAAAAAAAATATCCTTATGACATAGCGCCACATTCTAAGATTGCTATCTCAGAAAAGGCTTGGAATAGAGATGACTATTTGTTAGATAACTATAACATTCCAGTTGCACAAAGAACCTTGATGGAACAAAATAAAATAACCGTTGAGATTTATGGTAATCCAAATGTATTTCCTGGTGATATTATAAACATGAAAGTTCCAAGCAAATCTGGTATTGATTCTGATCTTGAATCTTTAATTCGTAGACAAAGCGGTAAGTTTCTGGTCGGCGCGGTCAAACATAATATCTTTGGAACAAAATTTCAAACATTTTTAGATTTATATGTGGATTCGTACGATCAAGAAGTAACAGAACGAAGTCCAGAAAAATCTAATGAAACCACATAAACATGAGAGATTTGACAAATACACCATATAATGAATTCGTCTGGTTCGTCGGAAGCATAGAAAGCATAGAAGATCCAGATAAACTCGGAAGAGTTAGAGTTCGTGCTTTTGGTTTTCACGATGAGTTGACGCCAATTGATAAACTTCCATTAGCATTTATACTAGACGGAGCGACTCCGCCTGTTACTGGTGTTCAAACTGCAGTTGGCTTTTTCATGGATGGAAAGTTAGCACAACAACCATTCATTCTTGGTCTAATGAATAGTACAGTATCATATCCAGGAAGAGTAGATTCTACTCCGACAGGAACAAAACCATCAACGGCTTCTGGAAGAACTAGCCCAAGACCACAAACTGTTCCAAGTGATTCACCGCAACCAAACATACCAGAAGGACCAATTATCGTAGAAGATAATAAAGAGTTCTGGACATTGGTTGCCATTTGCGGAACAGAAGACGGAGATAGACAATCATGGGCAGACGTAGCACAAAGTATTTACAACAGAATGAATGCTGGAGTATTTGGTGGGTCAACTGCTACTGGTGTGATATTAGCTAGAAACCAATATCAGCCAACATGGCTTCTTCCACAACTTAGATCCCCGAACACTAAGACTCAAGGATCTCCTAATAGAGAATGGACTAACATAAACAACATAGCTGATGCAGCACGAGCGACTAATCAATCACAACAATATTTACTTGGTGTGGCTAGAGCGATTAAAGATCAAGGATTACAAAATAATGCTAAAGCGTTTGTTAAAACCTATACAGATTTTCTTGGAAAATCTCAGGTATCAATATGGTGGAAAACAGATTTTGGTTTTGCACGAAGAAGCCCCAACAATAATAGATTCGCATTTCGCAAAGATAGTAGTTATACAGGTGCTGCTGGCCAAGGACCAATTCCTGGTTTTGTAATCGCTGCAGTAATAGAATAAATATACTTATGAGAGACTTAACAAACACACCATACAAACAATTTATCTGGTTTATTGCAGAGATTGTTGAAACTAATACGGATCCAAATAAACTTGGTCGTGTCCGAATTCGCGTACTCGGGTTTCATTCAGAAGATACTCCCAGAGATAAATTACCTTTGGCTTTAGTAATGAATGGTGGCGCAGCAAGACTAGTAGAAAAACAATGGGTTGTCGGTTTCTTTTTAGATGGAGCAATGGCACAGCAGCCATTTGTCTTAGGCACTGTCGGTTCTGCTATCGGTAATTCTGCTAAAGTAAACTCGCAAGAAAATCCAGGTCCAAATGAAGATAGAACAAAAGGAACTCCGAAGTCTTTGTTGCAGCAGGTTGAAGATGCTAAAGAAAAATTAAGAAGAGCAATAGTTGCAGGCGGTGATGTCGTAGGTGCTAAGGAAGATCTGGATAAACTGGAAGCTAAACTTAAAGCTGCGGAGGCAGCTGAAGCTGCCAAACAAAGATTAAAAAAAGTCACGCCAACAACGCCACCCGCAGCTTTTGGGAACATTGATCCTCGACTAGAGGGTACCAATGGTTACCTTGACGAATCTAAATTAGTTAAAGTATCAAGCAATCAGAAATTAGATGCACCTGCTGCTGCAGCTTATCAGAGCATGGTAGCAGCTGCTGAAGCAGATGGAATAAGATGGTCGATAACTGACTCATACCGAAATTATGCGCAACAGGTTGATGTTGCTAACAGAAAAGGCTTATATGAAGACGGCGGATTGGCAGCAAGACCTGGCACATCAAGGCACGGATGGGGTAGAGCACTGGATCTTGGCGGAGGTGCAGAGAACTTCGGCACACCGCAAAATAACTGGCTTCAACAAAATGCAGGGAAGTTTGGTTTCAAAACGATTGCAGGAGAACCTTGGCACTGGCAGTGGGAACCGCCTAAGAACTGAGTATATAGGATAATTTAATAAATGACAAAGACACCATCACAAATTCTTGACGATATTAAAAATACTGCATTAGATTCTACTTCTAAGGTATTTTTAGACACGGGCATTTTTAATGATAAGGAATTATTAAAAGATCCAACCGCAGCGATCGGTATTGTACAATCTCAAGTAAATGGGCTTTTGAGTAAAGGTGTCTCTATAGAAAATATAGGAATTGTCGGGCTAAACGAAGCATTTCCTGATTTGAATGCAGAACTTGAAGGATTATGTGAAACTCTCGGTTGCGCATTCGGTGGTGAATTATCTGGTATTATTCCGGATAATTCATATTTTGCTTCGTTAAATAGAACAATTGATAATGTTGGTGCAATTAAAAACTCATTAGAATCAGCAGAATTGCCGTCAGATATATTGACAAAGTTATCTGTTCTAAACAAATATACAGCCCCAGTTGATGGCAAAGAGACTGAAGATGGTGAACCTCTAATTAAATTTCCTGATACGTTTATTCCGGAAGAAAGACCACAAGGTTCTGGTCGAGGAAAAACACCAATTTCTGATTGGCGCGATAGAAGCCGTGTGGTTACAGAAACAGCTGGCTCTTCTGGTGCGCAATCCTGGGCTGAGAGCAATAGTCAGTTCGGAGCAATCTATGGTAAGAACATTGTTTATAAATCTAACTTTGGTCATTTTATTGAGCTGGATGATTCGGAAGGAGCCGAGCGAGTAAACATATATCACAAAAATGGTACGTTTATTACGTTGATGCCAGACCAATCAATTGTTATGCGCGCTCAGGGTGGATTACAACAAGTAACATATGCAAATAATGACATATTTGTAAAAGGAAACATTAACATTACAGTAATGGGTGACACTAACATTTCTACAAATGGTGACACAAATATTGATACTGTTGGTGATGTAAATTGGAGAGTTGGTGGCGATTTTAATTTAGATGTGACTGGCGATACGTTTATGGCTAATCGCGGTGATATTAAAATGACTGCAAGGCAGATTCGTCAGAACGCTGGAGATCCGCGTGTTCTTGATGATGTAAAAGAAAAAACATACAAATTTGATTCTTAAGCACTACTAAATACACTATACAGCGGAGAATTTACATGAAAACTCTTAAAGACTTTATGGTTGAATTTACAGTTCCTGGATTTGAAGGAAAGAGAATCAAAGTCACCAAAAAACCAATTCGCATGATTAATGGAAAGATGGCCAAAGCATTTCCTGGAAGAGGAACTGAGGGCGATGGTCCAGATGGTTCAGCCGAAGGCAATGATGGCGGAGATGGTGGAGACGGCGGAGATGGTGGCGAATAATGGCATTTAGAAAACCAAAACCACTTGGACCAACAGTCACATATAGCGACTTTACTACTTCTTTTGCTAGAAACGCTGTATCTAACGATGTCATTCGTTTAACAGATATAAACGCAGTAAAACGTTCTATTAAAAACTTGGTAGTAACTAATAAAAACGAAAGGTTGCTAAATCCAAGAATTGGCGCTGGTTTACTTTCATTGTTGTTCGAACCAATGGGTCCAATCGTCACTTTAGATATTAAAGAATCTATTGCAGATACACTACGAGAATTCGAACCAAGAATAGAAAAGTTAAGCATTGATGTTACTCCTGATTATGATAACAACCAGTACTATGTAACTATCGTATTTACTATGGCAGCAGTGCCAGACACAGGAACAGTAGAGTTTACTCTAAACAGGATTAGATAAATGGCGACCAACGGATTCTTAAACAATACTCAATTAGATTTTGCATCATATAAACAAAGTCTAAAAACATATTTAAGTCAACAAACTCAATTTAGAGATTATGACTTTGAAGGTTCTAACTTGTCAGTCTTGCTAGACTTACTTGCATATAACACATATCACAACGCCATGTATCTAAACATGATTGGCAGTGAGATGTTCTTAGATACCGCGCAGCTTCGCGAATCAATTATCTCGCATGCGAAAGAATTAAACTATACTCCACGTTCAAGATCTGCTTCTAGAATAGAAGTAGACATTGTTGCTTCCGTAAATAATAGCGTGTCGCCAGATACAATAACACTTCCGAATAATTATAGAATTAGTGGTACTGCGAACAACGGGTTAGTCTATAATTTTTATACTAAAGAACCTGTAATATTGGAATCATCTAACAGTTATAGTGTTTCTAATGTTTTCTTTTACGAAGGTTCTTTGAAAACAGAAGCATTCTTAGTATCTTCTGCCAACGCACAATTTGTAATTAATTCTAGCAATGTTGATACTAGCACAGTTTCTGTAACAGTTCAAAAATCATCAACAGAAGCAGTATTTACAACATGGAATAGAAGCGAAGAACTATTTAATCTAAATGCAAATAGCGAAGTATTCTTTGTTCAGGGATACAGAGATTTTCAGTATTCGATTACATTTGGCAATGGTGTCGTTGGTAAACAGCTAACACCAGGAAACATATTGCTTGTAAGCTACATAGAAACTAATGGCGTGGATGCTAATTACACCTCGACATTTTCTACTGTAGAATCTGTAGATATTTTCCCAGCTAATACATTTTCGCTAGTGTATTCTGGTTCTTCTTATGGCGGAGCATATGCTGAAGATAATGATTCTATTCGTTATAATGCGATTCGTGGATTTACTAATCAAAATCGCGCTATTACTGCAGAAGATACAATATCATTGCTTAAAGCTAATTTCCCGTCTATTGAAACTGTAGTCGCGTATGGCGGAGAAGAAGCCACACCAAAACGCTATGGTAAAATTGTTATCTCGGCGAAACCAGTTGGATCAGAATTATTATCAGAATCTCTAAAGAACGAGATAGTCGATTTTCTATCTGATAAAACATCATTATCCGTAGAACCACTAATTGTAAATCCAGAGTATTTTTATCTTGATATTGCCTCTCGCGTCAAATACAACATAAATCAAACCACAAAAACTTATTCTCAGTTAGTATCAAATGTTGTGACTGCAATTACAGCGTTTAATACCAGTTATCTTTCTGATTTCGGTTCGGATTTAAGATTTTCTAAACTTTCTGCTGCAATCGATGCCGCTGATGTTTCGATCATTTCTAATGATACACAAGTTAGAATTAGCAAAAGAATTACACCATCTCCTGGCGTAAGTTATTCAGAAACATGGAGTTTTGAAAATCAACTACATAGTGAAAATGTCAGATATGTTTTACCAATTGGTCACGAACCAATCGTATCTTCGAGCGCGTTCGTTTATGATGGTTATACTGCGTATCTACAAGATAATGGTAATGGAGTTTTGCAAGTTTATACTACGATAAATGGTTTGTCAACGATTCTTGCAACAGTTGGATCAGTAAACTATGATACAGGTGTTATTTCTATAACAGGATTAAACGTAGATTCTTATTCAACAGATAGCATTAAGATTTATGCAAGAACAGAAAATGCTGATATAGATACTTTGACTAATAAAATTCTTCTTATTGATGCAGAAGATATTAGCGTTACAATGACTGGAATTAGAATCTAATGAAAGATATTGAGAAATTAATTTCTCCCTTAATCGAAAGTCAATTTCCTTCAGTTTATCGTGATGAGGGAGCGACGTTTGTTGCTTTCGTAAAAGCATATTTTGAATGGTTAGAACAAACTAATGGAGTTGCATATGATTCTCGCCGACTCCCAGAATATCGCGATATCGATACTACCTTAGATAAATTTGTAGACGAATTTAGAAAAAAATATATGCACGGTATCCCAAAAGATATTGCTGCAGATAAACGTCTACTACAAAAACACATTAAAGAATTATATTCTTCCAAAGGAACAGAGCGTGGTTTAGAACTGTTGTTCCGCATATTGTTTAATGAAGATATTAATGTTTATATTCCTGGAGCTGACGTACTTCGCGCTTCTGACGCGCAGTGGTTAGTTCCAAGATACTTAGAATTAGAATACAATGTAAATATCGGTTCGTATGTTGGTAAAACAATCACTGGTCGCATATCTGGTGCGACAGCATTCGTAGACGAATATAAAACATTTGTAACTGGTAACAAGCGCCACGATATTCTTTATATTACTGATATCGTAGGAACATTTGCTGCAAACGAAGAAATCATAAACACAGACGTTATAGATGATCTGGGTATTGAAGTCACATCTAGCCCAAGAGTACGTGGTTCTTTAATTGGCATTGATGTGCGCGGTAGTTCTACTGGATTTTCTCTTGGCGAAGTTGTTGATGTTTCTGGTGTCGGTGAAGATGGTCAAGCGATTGTAACGAGCCTTGAAAGTTTGCAGGGTGTTGTTAGTTTTGATATTATAAATGGCGGAACTGGTTTTACTTTGACAGCATCTGAAACAATTACACCATCAGGTAATGCGCCATCTATCGCTGCTTCTTTTAATATCGGTTCTCTAAGCAATACAAGTACAATTGATCTAACTTCTACACCAATTACTAATGCGCTTAGTATTCAAATTAATGCTCCAGCGCCAGCATATACTGCATTTTCAGCGAACGCAGCTGCCGATTGGCTGACTCCGTTTAATGGTATTTTTGTTCTAAACACCTATACATATGGCACAATTGCTACATTGACAGACATTAATCCTGGTAAAGGATATAATGCCAATGTTGCAGTATCTGTTGTTGATAATTTAATTTATCCACTTCGAATCTCTGATGGCGCTGGTGGATTTCTTGGCTATAACGCAAACATTGCTGGCTTTGCTGGTATCGGAGATGGCGCAGCCAAAACAGTTGCAATTTATAATTCTGGTTTTGGTTATACTAATAATACGACAGTTTCTTTAACTAGCGTTTCTAATTCTTCTCACGTTGCTACAGGAACAATTAATGCTGTCGGTCAAGGTAAAGGCGAAGGATACTTCAAATCTACTCGCGGTTTCCTAAACTCTGACAAGTATATTCACGACAATTATTATTACCAAGAATATTCCTACGAAGTTCAAGCTGTTACCGCATTTAACAAGTATTCTAGCATTCTTCGTGACTTGTGGCACCCAGCTGGTATGGAGAAATTTGGTAGAACATTAATTCAATCTGTTCCCGTTTCTCGCGGAACCACCCTAGAAGCTTTAATTGAATACCTAGACACTCAGTATCTAACCTCTACTTCTACAACTCTTACAACTTCTACTGGTATTACAACAAGCAGATTTACAGAAACTGTTGGCGCGACCACAATTGCGACAGAGTATCTCACCACATCTGCATACGGAACTTCGTTCATAACTAAGCGCGAAACTGCTATTGATACTACGTTTGAGACAGCCATATCGACCTCGACACTTACTGCGTTCTCAACGTTAATTACTACTGCAACTGCAATTGACACTGCTGTTGGAACAATCTTTTATACAAATACAACGTATACTGGCCAAGAAACCAGAGCAACTGCTACGACTAAGAGTACAGCTACAGTATATGATACCAATAGAACAACTACGTTTGCTACTGCGTATGCGACTGGCACATCTAAAACAACTACAACCAGCTATGCTACTTTAGCAGGTGTTTCTGCTACTAACTTCCAAACATCTGTTGTAACTAACTTTTTTACAACAACTGTATTTGATACAAGTATAACTGCAGATACAACATATGAAACATTTGCCAGCGCCAGCGGTTTTGTAAATCAGATTAGAGCCATAGAAGATGCTGAGTCAAAAGGATTTACGATAGAAGATTGTGAATTTCTTAACGACGCTCCTCCTGGTGTATGGACTTACTATTGTTCTAAAGAAATTACGATTTCTGAAATTACCAAAGTTGCAACATCTAAAAGCACAGGTATCAACTCAAGTTATTCTACCACATATGATACCGTTTTCAATACAAGTGGTGGAACTCTGGTCAATACAACAATTGACACGACCACGAAATACAATACTGATACTACAATTGATACAACTCGTACTACGAAGTTTAATACCAGTCTGTCCACAACAACAACGTACGACACAAATACGTTAGTAGATACAGCCATAACAATTGATACTCTACCAGTAACTGCTATTGTTACCAGCTACTTTACGAATACGACTACCACGTTCAATACGACGACAGTATTCCAAACATCTTCTGTGTTTAACACAACAACTTCATATCAGACAGACTCTGGAGCAGGTACACTAATTAATACCTCTAAGACCACAGCGACTGATATTTTAACGAATACTAGTAAAGCAACATCAACGGACAGATCCACTAGAACTTCTGGCGTAACAACAACTGTATTCTTAACAGCATACGCGACTGCTGTTGCTACTACAACTGCGTATGTAACTTCAACGACCACCAAATATGATACAACCTACAGTACCATATCTGGAACTGGTATTGGTTCAACAACATTCGAAACCAGCAAAGTAACAGCAACTGCTCCTGATACAACTAAAAATACTGAAAAGTTTACTGCTACTGTTTACATGACAAATAGATTAACTACTATTGACACTATAAAAATGTCAGGCGGTACATATTATGAAACCAGTATATTGACGGAATTCGCGACGTATTACAATACCAAGTTTAAGGATACTACCCGCGATACAACGTTGAATACGGATGTTACTACAGATGTTACTACCTTAACAAATAAACAAACAAATATTACGACCAAATATGTAACTTCTAAAACACGTAATATTCAAACATATTTTACAACTGGCGAAGTACTAACCACAGTTGTAACTTCTTATGCAACTGATAAAGATACTTCTAAGTCGACGGATACATTTAAACAAACTGCGCTTAGTACAAAATATTCAACTGCAGTTGCAACGGAAACAGGTACTTCGAAGTCTACAGACGCTACAACTGAATACTTGGTTGATACAAATTATAGAACTGCCAAGTACACCGATTCAGCATTCGCCACTAATTTCTTAACAGCGACTGCGTTGTATACTTCTACAACGATTGACACTAACAAAGCAACTCAAACGTCAAAATCTACTGCATATGGTACTGGTAAAACGACCACGACTGCATACGATACAACAACGACATTTGTCACTGCAACAAGTAAATCTACGTCATCAGTTTTTGACACTATAACTGCATACGCTACATCGACTAATAGATCTACAACAAGTACATTTAATACGACGACAGCATATGCAACAGCTACCAGTAAATCTACGACTTCGGTATTTAACACTACTACCGTATTTGATACAGCAATCGCGACTTCAACAGTGTTTAATACTGACACAGTAATTAACACCGATACGCTTTTATTTACTGATACAAATCGTTCTACTAAGCGTCTAACTAACTCGGTTTACGATACCTCGACAGCGTATGCCACGACAACTTCTTATACTACGAAATATGACACGTTGTTTGATACATTTTTTAGCACCGATACTTCAAAGATCACCGAACGCGATACCTCTACAAGTAGAGAAACTTCTGGTTCGACAGCAACTAGCAGGATAACTGTCACTGGTTCTGGATTCTTAACATCAACAACATTTAACACGACTTTTGATACTGCTTATCAGACTATTTTCTCAACACAAACTTCTGCGTTGACAGCAACTAGTAAGTCAACTGACACTGTCGGTGCGACTTCTAAAGCAACAGCAACTTCAAAATCAACGACCACGTTGTTTAATACATCTACAATATACGGAACAACTGTAGGAACTGATACTACTGTTAATACGACAAAAGCTACAAGCACAAATATTCTAACAAGCAAAGCAACCGACACATCTAAAGAAACTTCAAAATCTACTGATACTACGATCTCTACTGTATTTGATACAACAACGACGTATTTGACTCAGATCGGTACTAACAGATTTACTAGTACGTCAAAAAGCACAACGACTGCATTTAATACAGCTTATGCGACTACAACTGCATATGATACAACTACGACTTTCATAACTGTGTTTGACACTACTACAACGTTTAATACTACAACAACGTTTAACACTGCGTATGCTACAACGACGGCATTTAATACAACGTATGCGACATCAACCGTGTTTAACACGACTGGCGCTACAAGCAAAACCACAGATACCAGCAGATCGACCGTGTTTGGTACAACTACGGTATTTAATACATTGTATGCGACATCAACTGTGTTTAACACGACTGGCGCTACAAGCAAAACCACAGATACGAGTAGATCTACAATATTCGGTACAACCACAACGTTTAATACGTTGTATGCTACAACCACAACTTTTATTACAGCATTTGCTACGACGTCGATATTCAATACTTCGTATGCTACGACAACTAATTTTGATACCACACAAGGTACATCAAAAGCAACAGATACATCTAGAACTACTACGTTTGATACAACTGGTTCTACAAGTAAATCCACTGACACCAGCCAATCGACAGTATTTAATACCAATAATAGCACGTCTAGAGCAACAGGAACTTCTGGAGGCACAACGACTGCGTTTAATACCACGACAGCGTTTGTAACAACATTTGATACTTCTCAAGGAACTTCAAGAGTAACCGAGACTTCGCGTGGAACAACTACTGTGTTTGCTACAAGTACTGCGTTTGTTACAATATTTGCGACAACAGGTTCAACTTCTGCAGCAACAGCTACGTCAAAATCAACTTCGACTGTGTATGCAACATTTTATCTTACAGAATTTTTAGATGGTAAACAATCAGTTTTTGAAGAAACAAGTAGAGACACATCTGCATCTACATCAACTGTGTATAATACAACCACGATATTTAATACCTCGGGTGATACTTCACAAGGTACATCACGGAACACTGATACTTCTCGTGGAACTACAACTGGATTTGGCACCACGACCGCATTTAATACAGTGTTCGCAACTAGTGCGACGACTTCCAGAGCAACAGGAACTTCTGGAGGCACAACGACTGCGTTTGATACCACGACTACTTTTATAACTACATTTGATACTTCTAAAACAACTACGTTTAGTACAACAACAACATTCAGCACAGTATTTGGTACTTCTAGACCTACCACCTTTAGTACAACTACCGCTTATACGACTGCATTTAACACAAGCAAAGCTACTGATACAACTGTCAGCACTAGTAGGTCAACCGATACAACACAATCGACTTCTAAAGCTACTGATACAACTGTCAGCACTAGTAAGTCGACGGACACTAACAGAACTACGACATTCGGCACGACCACAGCGTTCAACACAACGTTTGACACTAACAAAGCAACAGATACAACCGTGTCAACTAGTAAGTCGACGGATACTTCAAGAGCTACAACGTTTGGTACAACAACTGCGTTTAATACAACGTTTGACACTAACAAAGCAACAGATACCATATTATTGACTTTGAAAGCTACTGATACAATAATTTCTACTTCTAAAGCTACGTCAACTTCTAAGGCGACAGAAACAGCAGCGTTTACTTCAAAAGCAACAGGTACCTCTAAGTCTACAGATACAGTAATTGGTACTTCTAAATCAACTACCAGCGTATTTGATACATCTACTGCGTTTGAAACAGCTTATGATACTAACAAAGCCACCGCGACCTCGCGCGCGACCGCATACGCAACGACAACTGGATTTGCCACAATATATGCAACGCTAACGACATATGTTAGTGTGTTTGACACAACGACTGCATTTAATACAGTTTATGCGACAGGTTCAACTTTTGATACTTCGGCTCTAACTGGAACAAGTAAATCAACTACTTCAGTGTTCGATACCACGACTGCGTTTAACACAACGTTTGCGACATCGACTGTGTTTGATACCACTACTGCGTTCCAAACGAATACTTCAAAAGATACAGCTATCTCGACAACTGGTTCTACTAGCAAATCGACTTTGACAGTCTTATCAACAAGTACTCAATTTAATACTTTGACTACATTTGCCACAGTCTATAACACTCAGTCACTTTTCTCTACTACTTTCTTGACAACGACGAGCAGAGGCACTACTTTTGAGACCACGAAGGGAACATCAAAAACTACGGACACAACAATAAACACTGCTACTATTGTTCAGACTGATTCTGTTTTCTCGACCGTTTATGCGACCGCTACTGTTTATGGAACAAGCACTGCATTTGCTACAGCGACCAGTATACTAACCGATACTAAGATTGCTACGAATATAGCGACTGCAACTTCTAAGTCGACCTCGACTGTATTCAATACAGATACTGCTATTGATACCGCTACAACCAAGTCCACCAGTACGGTGTTTGATACTGATACTACCAAAGTTACTGCAACTTCTACATCTACTTCTACAGTATTTAATACCGATACGACTAATTCTACTGCCACAAGTAAATCTACTTCATCAGTATTTGATACCACAGTTACAACTGCATTTAATACCGACACAAGTATTTCAACAACTTATGCTACGCAGACTAAGAGCCTAACCACCATCATAACAACATATGATACTGCTCTAAATACTACAGTTTCTACTAAAGTTGATACTTTAACAAGTAAAAATACAACGAAGAATACATCGTTCTATACAGATACGCTGTTTAATTTGACTGGAACTGTGTTGAACGCTACACAATATACAACGGCTCGTTCTACTGACCTTAGCACTCAGAAGTCTACATCAACCGCTATAAATACTTCGTCAGCCACTGCTTATGTAACAGTTGTTGACACCGATACGATTTTTGACACCGTCTATGACACGGTGGTAAATACCGAACCAACATAAGGTACATAAATGAGTAAGCTATTATCTAAATTCAAAAGGAATACCATAGACGAGTTTATCAATTCTGTTGATAATCAAAAAGTTTCTGCACTTACAATTAGTGCTGCTGGTACAGGTTATGTTAATACCGAAACTGTGAGTTTATTTGGCGGAACAACTTTTACAGTGACAACCGCTACTGGACCTGTAACAGATGTTACTTTAGTCACAAAAGGTGTTTATAACAATAATGTTCCTAATTCTGCTATCTACGCGTCTGGCGGAACTGGTACTGGTCTGCGAGTAAATGTATCTTTTGAAAATGAAAATAATTTTTACGTTTTTGTTGGTAAACAATCTGAATATCCAACGAGCGATGTTGCGGCTGAAGTAGAGTCAGAAACTGATTCCTTCTATAATGTTTGGAATGAAATGATGTTTGGTAAAAAACCAACATTTAAGCGCATGGTCCCAAAATACACATGGACCACTGCAACAGTCTATACTCAATATGATGACCAAGTTGAATTAAAAGATACTGACTTCTTTGTTATTACTGATACACGTGATGTGTTTAAATGTATTTCAAACAATGGTGGCGCGAATTCTACTGTAAAACCAACAAAGAGCGCGACTTATATTGGAACGCCATTTCAAACTGGTGACAATTATAAATGGTTGTACATGTATACTGTCGCTCAATCTGACAAACTAAAGTTTACAACAAACGAATATATTCCTGTAACACAGGACGCACTTGTTGCCAACGCTGCAGTAAATGGTGGAATATTTCACATAAATGTTGAAGATTCTGGCGTAGATTATCCAAACCATACTGGCACAATTACAACGACTGGCAGCGACAGCACAATAATTATTGCAAATACAGCTAACACAACATCAAATTATTATAAAGATAGCGCAATTGCTGTTACAAATACTAGCGGAAACACATTTGTTCGTAAGATCGGTACATCCAATACAGCATACGGTATTACCATTACTAGCTCATTCCCAGCTGGATTCTTATCAAATACTTGTACCTATTCTATTGGTCCATTGTTAACAATTACTTCTAGAACTGGTAGTAATGCTTCTGCATATGCTGTAATGAATTCCACGACTGGTGCGATCACTCGTGTTAATATGGCACAATATGGTACTGGTTACAAAGACGCTACTGTTACTGCAACTGCTGGAACCAATCTTGGAATTGGTGCTGAGTTGAGAGCAATTATCTCTCCAGATGGCGGTCACGGCAGTAATGTGTATGACGAATTATACTGCGATGCGCTTGGTGTGCATTGTTTGTTTGACGAATATAACTCAACAACGTTTAATACCGATGTGACTTATAGAACTGTTGGATTGTTAAAAAATCCAACATACGTAAACGGAACTTTATATGCTGCAAACACATTTAATCAATTATGCACTATAAATATAACAGGTTCTGGAACAGGAACTTATGCGAATGGTGAAGTAGTAACAGGTAGTATTTCTACCGCTTCTGGTCGTTATGCGTTTGCCAATTCTTCTGTGTTGGTATTAACTGGAGTTAATGGTACATTCCAGTCTGGCGAAGTTTTACAGGGCGCGAATGGCGCACAGAGAATCGCTTCTAGCGGAAACACTGCAGCAAACCTAGCTATCTATTCTGGTGACATATTATATGTCCAAAACATTCAAGAAGTTTCTCGTTCTACTTCAAATAAAGAACAAGTTAAATTAGTAATAAGATTCTAACGGAGCAAATTAATGTCAGCTGATATTGCAAATACAACACTAGCGTCGGCACCATACTATGACGACTTTGATGAAACAAAGAAGTTTCATAGAGTACTGTTTAGACCATCATTCCCAGTTCAGGCTAGAGAATTAACTCAGCTACAGAGTATTCTGCAGAATCAGATCGAACGATTCGGAGATGGTGTATTCAAGCAAGGTAGTATTATCAAAGGTTGTGCTCCAACCATAATTCCTGACGCTGTGTATGTTGCTGTTCCTGATGCCAATTCTACATTTACTGCTGCGAACACCTCTTATGTTGGCGCTATTTTGTATGGCGCTAATTCTGGCGTTCAAGCTAGAATTCTAAAAGGACAAGACGGATTCTCTGCTTCTCCTTCGACGAATCCATCCAAATTTTTTGTAAAATATACTTCAACTGGTAAGAATGGTGTTACTGGTTTCCAAGAAGGCGAAACAATAACTGTTTACGGCGAAGATAAATCTTTTCTTGCAACATCAATTGTAACAGTTGCCAATGCCACTAATTTTACTGTTAATAGTCGCGTTAGAGGTGAAACATCAGACGCTCGTGGTCTAATT